CCGCGGGAAGTGATCGCAAGTATGAGTGAAATAATTGCCAATACTCCGCTTACAATAGCTGCGATGAGAAGCTGCAGATCATCTCCACGTTTCAAAAATGCAAATACGCCGCTTCCGAGATAAAAAAGCATCGGAAGAAGGAAAGCAAAAATCGTATTTGACTTTTGCATGATAAAATAGAGAAGTGAAGATACGAGCATACAAAGGGCAAGGATAATGTATAAAGTGCCGCTTGTGCCGCCGCCGTCTGTTGTGCCGTTAAGTCCGGTCATGAATCCTTTATAAGTAAAGAATCCGAATCCTGCGAGAGAGATGATCCCGAGAATGATGCGCACTGCGCGGAATCTCGGAACGCTTTCGTAATAATCATCTTCATAATCGTCGATTTCCGGTTCAGGCATTTTACGCGAAGCTTTTGTGTCATATTTGTCGTTTTTATTTTTGGATGATTTTGAGGAGGCTTTTTTTACTTTGTCAGTATCAAGAACTCCTGTTGCAAGCATATCATCATAGCCTTTTTTAACAGCTTTCTCCCGTTTTGTGCGGACTTGTTCCGGTGGGATGTTACTGTACCGTTTATCTTCGTTCGGAGCTGATTTTTCAGTAGTTTGTTTGGATGAAGGCTTTCTTTTCGGGACTTTCTTTTCGGGATTTTCCTGAATCCGAACTGTTTTCTCGTCAGTTGCTTTTTCATCAGGCCGCCGTTTTTGATTTTGCGCAGGTGA